ATCCTGCTGGCTACACGCTCCGCAAGTGCTACGCCACGCCACCTGAGAACCTGCCGGTCACGCCGTGTGCGGTCCTCTTCCCAGGAGATGACCAGATCAGCATTGGCAACGGCAACCGCACCACCGTTCTGACGGTAGCCATCCGCATCTATCTGCTACCCATCCCACGGATGGATGAGAAGTACCGCGACCTCTACACTTGGCGAGCGTGGCTACGCACCGTCTTTGATGAGGCCGTGACCATTAGTGGAAACGCAGCGCAGGTGGCGGTCACCAGCACTACACTCGGCACAGATACTTATGCCGATCAGGACTACCTGACGGTTGAAGCAACTGCGGAAGTCACGGTGCTAGACACCGTGGCGTTCACCGCCTAGAGCAAGGAGATACGAGATGCCAACCTTCGGCGCAAAGGCTCTGACGCGAATCGCTACTGCGTCGCAGGCCGCATTCGGAACCGCAGCTTCAATCGGAACCGCCACCGGAGAGATCCTCTTCAACGAGACCATCGGCTCGCTCGACTTGGGCGTGACGGTTGACCTTGGAGAGACCACTTCCGTCGGCAAGCGCACCGCCATTCAGGCGACGCGACCAACCATTACCGGCAAGGCCCCAGTCCTGACCATCGCAGCAGGACCTGCTTCAATGCGAACCCTTCCGCTGATCTTTGATGCCATCGGTGCAACCACGGCTGGCTCAGGACCATACAACTGGACCTACTCGCCAACACAGGGCGATGTCGACACCCTCATCTTCTACTCCTTCTTGGTCACCGACGGCGTGCAGAAGTATCTCGTGCGAGATGCTGCGCCTACCGAGATCACGATGTCTGCTGACGCCACAGGGCTGCTCCAGGCTGGCGCAACCTTCGCCGCAACAACCGTTGCGACATCCGCGCTCTCGTTCCCTACGGCGATCCCTGCCAACCCATTCTTGGCTGGACGCTTGCTGAAGCTGAGCATTGATACCAACTTCCCAGATGTTGCTGGTACAGGCGCGACCGACTACGCCTCCATCTACAACTTCAACCTGACGATCAACACAGGCGTGGGGATGGTCACGGCGCTTGACGGCAGCCTTACGGCCGCCACCGCAGCGCTGACCGGAGTGCTTGATGCAACGCTGACCTTCACGGTGGCGAGCAACACAGCTGCTGGTACATCGTTCCCAATCACCGACATCGCCGCCCAGAAGTACCTGCGTCTCTACGGCCTCACAACCGATTCGTATGGCATCTACATTCTCGGCTCGTTCGAGATTGAGAACATCGTGCCGCTCTCAGCGGATAACGAAGGCGTCGTGGTGAATGAGATCACCTGCCGACTGGCGTATGACACGACTTCAGGCAAGTCGCTTGAAATCGTGGTCGCTTCGCCACTGGCAACAGCGCCATAAAGAGCAGCGCCTAGGGCGCTAGTAGGAGGGTCAATATGGACACAGTGAAGATCACCTTGGAGGGTGAGTTTGCAGGGTGGACCGCCGAGCTGCGGAAGCAGGTCACGGCACGCATCCTGTTGGACTTGGAGTCAGGTGTGGCTGCACGAGCGCTCGCAGCCTTCGCCAAGTTGGTGGTCACGCATAACTTCAAGGGGCTTGATGGCAAGCCTGTTGACGATGTGCTGGACGCGCCGGTGGATGCGCTAACGCAGACGCTTGAAGCGTGGGGCAAGGCGAACCAGCCGGACCCCAAGTAAGGCTCGCCGCCAGGCGGATGGCGATTGGACAATCTATCGCCCCTCCGCCAGAGATCATCTTTCACATCTTGGGCGAGAAGTTTGGGATGTGGCCAGATGAGGTAGCGAGCCTGCCGCTCGACCAAGTGCTACTCGCCTGGATGATCCACGCGGAGATGCAGCCGAAAGGGAAGTAAATGCCAGCAGCGATTGTCGTAGACGGTCAGTTTGATCGGAACTTTGATCAGCTGCGGCTTGGCTTCCTGAAAGGCTCCAACCCATCGGCGTTCAAGCGACTTGCATCGTTCGCCACACTCAACGCTGCGCGCACCTTGCAGAAGCCAATGCGCGACAAGGCTCCAAAGGGTGCCACCGGCAACCTGCGGAAGAAGGTCGTTGCGCGCAGGGCTAGATTCAACAACCCTGCCGCAGTGGTCGGTATCAAGGCTGGGCGCAACGGTGTGTTCTACGGCTACTTGGTCGTGGGTGGGCAAGGCACACGGCGCACCACACCGAACGGCACCTTTGTCGTGAAGGGCGTGCAGGGCCGACCCTTTGTCGATCAAGTGGTAAAGCAGCCCTCCAACATCGACCGAGCAGTAGAGTCATACAGTAAGACGGTGGCTGCGTTTTTCAACGATCAGTCATTCCGCAACACCATCCTGAAGTTCAAGAGAGGTAATCAACGCTGATGGCTGCTAACCAGACCGCTAACTTCGTAGTCAAGGCGAAGGACTCCGCATCAGGTCCGCTTGGCAAGATCGGTACCTCAATGGGCAAGCTGCGCCGCACGAGCGTGTCGCTCTTCAAGGGCATTGCGTCAGCCTCACTCGTCGCCGGAGCCGCCCTGGCTGGGGTTGCATTCGCAGCAGTCAAGTCTGCGGCTGACGATGAGCGCCAGACAATCCTTCTCAACGCGGTACTCAAACAGCGTGGGCTGCTCACCGAAGGTCTGACAAAGCAGATTGACAAGCAGATCATCGCTATGGGTGCGCTGGGCATCTCTGACGATCAGGTGCGCGCCGGCATCGAAGTGGGATCACGGTTCTTCTCCAGCCGCAATATGCTGCTCAAGGCGAATGCTGTCGCCGCCGACATTGCTGCTGTCACTGGCACGGACCTTGCAGAAGTTATGACCATCATCGGCAAGGCAAGTCAGGGTCAGATGAAGGGGCTGAAGGCGCTCGGCATCCAGGTCTCAAAGAATGCAAACATTGAAGAGATCCTCACGGCAGCGACCGCGAAGTACGGCGGCACGGCTGCCGAGATCGCTAACTCGACGAGCGGCAAGTTCGCTCGATCTCAGGTGCGATTCAACGAGACCCTAGAGGAGCTTGGCTACCGGCTGCTACCAACGGTCAACAAGGTGATGGACTTCCTTGCCAAAGAGGCTCTGCCAGCATTCGAGTCAATCGTTAGAACAGTTGGGCCAGTCCTTGACGATCTGATCACTAACTATGTCGGACCTCTAGTGCGCTCCTTCGGCGAGCTGTTCGCGGTGTTTGAGGAAGGTGACATCAACCTGCTGCTCGTCGCATTGACCCCACTCAAGGCCTTCCTAGAGGCACTGAAGATCACGGTTGACGCGATTGTCTTTGGACTCAGGACGCTCTTCTCCGCGCAAGCCAACCTGGGTGCAGCAGGTACGACCTCTGCCGGATACTCGCCATTCCTTGCCAACGCAGTCGCCGCTGGAACCTTTGTTCCACCAATGGGAGGCGGAGCTACTACCAACAACATCTTCATCGGCACAGCCAAAGTTGACACGGTGATTGCCGACTCGATCAACCGAACAGGCACCTTCAAGCGCGGCCGCTAAATGGCGAATCCGTTCACGCTGATCATCGCAGGAGTCACAGGCGCAGGAGCCGGTGGCGACCTGCTCTCATTGCCAGCGCCAGCCTCTACCACCGTTCCCTATGTTGACCTTGGCAGCCTGACGGCGAGCCTCTCTGGCGACGGCAACGGCGGATCAATGTCGTTCGATGTGATTGAGCCTAAGACTCCAAGCGGCACGACACCGTGGTGGCGCTCAGGTGGGGTCTACGACAATGCGCGCGTCCAGTTCTTTGATAGCCGCTACAGCGCCACTACGCCGATCTTCCTTGGCTTCATTACAGGGATCAATGCACGGCTGCTAGAGAACGGCTTAGGCACACGCGCCACGGTCAGCGTCTCGGATGCCGACGGCTGGCTCCAGAAGACCATCATCCGCAACGGCACGACTGGCATCCGCGCCACCTCATTCGTGGACTCGTTCACGCTTGGCACTGGCGATCCAGAGGACTCAACCTCAACGACCGACCAAGCCATCATCAATGGGCTACTGGCACGAGTCGCCGCACAGCAGACAGACGCGACCACCTTGCAGCTGCTCAACACCGCCGTGATCAGCGGCAGCAACCGCGCCATCTATACCGGCACCGCGCAGTACATCGGCAAGCAAGCCTTCAAGGCGACCACGCTTCAGAGCGCTCTTGATACCGTTGCCGACGCAGCAGGCGGTATTACCGAGACGCAGTACCGCTACTTTATCGACAACGACGGCCGCCTCAACTATGGACCGAAGACCGCCGCACCATCCCTTGCCAGCGCTCCAGCTGAGATCGTGACCGACCCTGCCAACACCCAGACCGGTAGCGCTTTAGCCGCCACACGCATCTTCGCTCGTGACCTGTCGGTCAACCTGGATCACTCAGACATCGTGAAGGGCATCTTTGTGATGGCTGACTCGGCGTATGCACGCTACGACAGCAACATCGTCTTCTCTGGCGCACCGACCAACGACCCATACTTCCGCACCTACAACGGCACCTACTTCGTGGCGACGGTCACCACGGCTGCTCGGACAGGCACAACCGCCACGATCACGACCTCACCAGCTCACGGCTTTGTCACGGCGCGCAGCGTGACCGTGGCACTCACGAGTGGTCCGACCAACTTCGCTGCACTCAACGGCACCTTCACGATCACCGCCGTGACCAGCACCACCTTCACCTACACCACCGGCACGAGCGGCACGATCAGCTCAGGTGCGGCCGTGGGTACGGCAACGGCGCAAGGCAGCGGCACCAGCCGCACAGGTGCAGGGCAGACGGCGCGGAATGGTCCTCTGCCGCACGAAGTCTTCAGCGCGCCGAAGGTCATCAACAAGATCGACCGTGGAAGGCAGGTCAGCCTGCTCGCTCGCGGCACAATGACCACACGCGGCAAGCCGGTACGCACCGTCTCGTTCACCATCGGCGGTGGCGACCTCAGCCAGACCTCAAGCCCAGACTGGTCCTATGGATTCACGCAGGGCTTTGCACTGACCACCGCCCCATCAACGCATACGCTCGTCAAGGCGTGGCTGCCAGGGCAGTATGTGAAGCTCACCGCGCCGATGCTCGACCTCTCGTCTACCATCCTCTACATCGCCACCGTGACGCTGCGCTTCGCAGAGGGTGGCGGCACCTACCAGGTGCAGTACGAGATCGAAGCGGACTTCCGTCGGCAGTATCTCAGCGGCCTTCGTGGCTTGATTGGTGGTGAGTAATCGTGGGTAAGTACGGCACAAACCTAGAAGGCTTCGGCGCGTTTGAGGGCGGCGTCAACGCAGACAAGGGCGCACCGCTGGTCAGCACATCGAGCGACGGCGAGACCGCGCTGCTCTTTGGTCCAGCTGCGCTGC